ATTCGACGCAGCTCCTCCTCCTGTTTATACCACTGACCTAAACCCCACCGATACCCCAACGTCGCGAGCCAATCCCCTACACGGTCGGGAGTGATAGCTTCTCCGGTAAGCCGCATCCGGAAGACCGGCACCCAATACCCAATGATCCGATCGGCATACGCGTACCCACCATAGCGGCCGCAGCGCCCAGCGTCAAGTCCTACGAACCCGCAGTTGTAGGCTCCGAGTGCCCGGCGCAGATTACCGTCGGTTTGCCGAAGGGTGGCCGAAAACATCCGCATCCCAATGTAGATATTGAACTCCGGACGTTTGAGTTGGTCCACAGTCCCTGTCCAGCTCCTAGGAATCACTTGCATTAGTCCAATCGAGTTCCAATCATCCTCTCCCTCCAGATAGGGAAACCCTTGGCTCTCCTGAGCGATCACGCCGAGGACCCAAGCCGGATCGAGTTCGGGAAAATAGGAATGCCAGCGCTCGACGAGCGGCAGCCATTGAATGACGTTCCGAATCAGCCATTCGGGAGGGGCTTTCTCTTGGGCTGGTGATTGTAGAGGGGCGAGCACCGCGCTGAACGCCAGCAGTAGGCGGGGTGCCCAGCGAGCTAGGAGCAGCTCGCGGCCTCCAAACGCTGATCATGGTCTCTCAAACGCGCCTCCGAACAACATCTCATTGATCATTAGCAGGATCACGATCACTAGACCGAACGCGCCTAGCACGAATCCGACGGGCAGCAACCATTCGCCTTTCACGGATCGGCCTCGCAGATCTGATCAAACACACAGTCATTCATCCAGAGTTCCAGATCAAAGACCGGGACCATGCCCCGGATTTCCAAGGGAGTATCCCCGCGCTGGATATAGGGTTCCTCCAGCTGGACGAATCGTATGGTTTGCTCAGTCTTCTTCACTCGATAGGCGAGTTCGGCCAGGGCATAGAAGTCCCGCAGGCTGTCGAGATCTGTCTGCAAGAGCGGACCCCAGCGCGAGAGTGCCAATCCGGCCGCGGCGATTGGATCGCTCGTGACGTATTCGAAGCCCCGGCTCCAGATCGCATTCAGGACCCGGAAGCCCCGCTGTTCGGCATCATAACTCCCGAGCTCCCAGTTCGCGTGGTTATCTCTCAGGTAGACCAGCGTCTCGGCCCCGGTCAATCGCTGTGATCCCACTGGCGCGATCCCTCCCAAGTCATCAATGAAGACCTCGAAGCGATCCATATCGGTGTAAAAGATGCCGTCGAGCGAAACCCCAAAGACCTCCCGGAAATAGAGCTGCAGGCCAGTCCACCCATCCCGGCCCCAGACCGCGAAGAGCCATTCATCCTCCAGGCCCCGGACCGGAACGTAGAGATTGCGCGGGAACTGGATGACCGAGATATTCAGGGGATCGGTCTCTAAGACGGAAATCAGAACGATGACATCGGTCTTGTTGCCCCATCCGGTGTTGGCCCGGTGCGCCCGGTAGTCTCCGCCCAGGATCAGCCAGTTCGTGCGGTCTATGACCGGCTCGTTGAAGACTGGATCCCGCTGAACGGTAAATGGGGTCGGATAGCTAGGAAGCGTTGGAAGAGGGATCAGTGTCGGGCGCGGGATCGGACTAGGTTCTATCGTCGGGGTCTCTGTCCCCGGTTCGCAGGCGACAGAAAAGGCGAGCAATACGCACATAGAAACGGTCAGCCTCATATTATTGATTTCGTTTGAATGATGATACTAAGAAGGCGATCGCAGGTCCGATGATGGCACCGATGGCACCAATCGCTTTATCCCAAGTCCGAAGGCTCTTCACCGTGTCCTCGAAACCATCCATTCGATCTCGTTGAGCAATCTGCCGTTCGTCCAGCCTGGCGATGATGACGGCACTCTCCGTTACCTTGGTCTTGATGTGATTGACTTCCTGTTTTACTTCTCCGATCGCAGAGAGAATCTTAACTTCTTGAGCTTCGAGTCGTTGGGTGATTACGTCATTATCGGCCATCAGGATGGGTCCGCCTCAGGCTGGGGCTACGCTAACACAGGTTGAGGGAGGCTGACAAGTAGGCCCGAAGTCATGGAGCCAGATTCCAGCCGTGGGAGACCGCTTCCCGCTCCAAGATCCCGACTCGCTGCTCGAGCGTGGGCGGTGCCGGGGTCAGGCCAAGGAAGCCTCGGAACTGATCCTCGGTCGCGTTGACCACGTTGTAATCCATGCTCTCCGATTGGGCACCCAACGGCTTGCCGCCCGACGTCCACTGCCAGAGCGCCCAGTCGGTCCAGCCCTTCGCGAGCGTGGCCGGTTTCTTAGGGGTTTCCGGCTGCTGCGAAATGTCGATCCCGCCCCGCGGCATCGTGACGATGTATTCCGCTTCCCAGAGCGGATAGGTGTTCTCCCATCCAGCCGCCACGGTCCACCACCAGGAGGCCGAGTAGACCAAGACTTTGCGCTGCAGGACGGCGGCCACTCGATCAAGCCAGATCTTCGCCTGAGCCTGGATCGCGGCCTTTGTCAGCCCATGATCCAATTCGACATCCAGGACCGCCAGATCGACCGGACCGCAGCGGGCCAGGAAATGATCCGCTTCTCGGATCGGGTTCTTGTTGGCCGGCCACAGGACATGATAGGCCCCGAAGATCATCCCATTATCTCGAGCCTGCTTCTGGCCATTGTGGTAGAAGTCAAGAGAGCGCCCGACCGATGAACCATCTTCCGCAAGCCCGATCGTGCAGCGGGCAATGATCCCGCAGAAACCCGCGGCTTTGATCTTCACGGCATCAATCATGCCTTGATACCGGCTCGTATCTACGAGGGCGGCTCTCATATCGGGCATAATCCGATCAATGAAAACAGACTGGAATTGCCAAACTCACAAAATCCGCCGCCAGCACTGATCGTGATCGATGTGATCGGATCCGCCGTATTAATCCAACGACCTCCACCCTGGCGTACTCCGATGAGATTCGATGATTCGCTCGGACCAAACTGGAAGTCCCAGGATTTCCAAGTAACCGGTCGACGCGCGTTGATTCCTTCGAACAGCGCATAGTTATAGAGATTGACTTCACATCCGGTATGGTGATTCTCGGGTCCAGAATGTCCGATCCGGATTGCGGCTACCGAACTGGTACTGGCAACGATGGCATCCGTATCAGTTCCTCCGCCATCTCGGAGATGTCCGATATTATAGGATAGATAATTCGTTCCAGTATCTCCATTGAATGTCATCAGCATCGCGCAGCCGAGATCGGGATTCGTAGAGTGAACAGACATCCATAGCCATAGATGTAGAAAGTTCTGATCGATGGCGCTGAAAGTAACCTCACTCTCGCCTTCTGCTGTTTGAATGAACTGAGAACAAGCAATGGCTCCGGCCGTCCCATGTTCCAACGTCTCCAGCCGCTCAATTCGGCGCTGGGCATCCCGGAGTTTGCCTGCCATTTCCTGAAGCGCCCGATCAGCCGGTAACACGATCCACCTCCGTGATGATGCTCAAGGTTTCCTCGCCATCCGAATTCAGAGTCACCTGGACATTGCGGATGGTTAAATCGAACTGCCGATTGCGGTACTTGGCCGTCACTTTGTCACCGAAACCCCAATCAATCCCGTAGCGAGACTGCGGCCGATCCAAGAGCTCGGCCCGGAACTCAATCACCGGCCGTTCTTTTTGGAGCCGTTCGAAGGCCCGGTTAGCCACTCCCAAGGTTGTCTCCTCTTCTCGGGCATCCTGGAACGTTTCTCGCCGGGCCCAGATCGAGCGGGCGTTGCGGAAGAGATCCTTTTCGGGATCAATAACCCGATCAGTGCCCTGTCCCTGGCCGCCACCGTAGACATAATTCCATTCGTCGCGCCAGTCCTCCCTAAGAAAAGGATCCGTCAGGTTTCCGGCCTCCTGGCTGAAGATCAGAGGATTGAGACCCGCGGTCGCCGTCCGATCCACGCCTCGGACATTGACCCAGGTCCGGAACGCAAACGTCCCCGCCCCGGTCGGTTCCATATCGAAGTAGAGCGGGGTCCCATGCTCATGGGAGGACTCGGCGACTTCCTGCAGGACATCCAGAACATTCCGCCAGGCGAAGCTGCGGGTCACGGTCGGAGCATCGGCGAGGTCTCCCATGACTTCGAAATGGCTGCTCGGGAACGCCCGCGGGCGCCCGGCCTCGTCCAAGGGTGCCAGCGATCCCATGTTTTCCCGGACGATGGCTTTGATCAGATCGTCGGCCTCGTCGGTCTTTTCGGCTTGGGCGGTCGTGGCATTGAACGCGATGACCCGGCGCAGGAGCAATCCCATCTGGTCCTCGCCCCCAATCCTCAGCCGGTCATTCCCGGCCCCGGCCTCGAACCAATCCCAGTAGCGGCAGAAGCCGACCATCTCCAGACGTTCCTCCCCGCCCTCGGGTTTGCGCCAGAATTCGATCATCCGATCCACATCCGGCAGATCGTCGGCGCCCTCGGGGGACATCACGATCATGAACCATCCGACGTTGTTCAGGAATCGCCCGTACTGGATGCTCTCCCAGGTCTCCAGCTCCCGCAGGTAGACCCCATCATGGGTACGAACGACTATCCGGTGTTCTGCGCCCATGCGATGTCGTCAAAGCTCCAGTGGCGAATATCCCAGCGCAGACTGATTTCGGTTGCGCCCGTCGTATCGACCGCGAAGAAGGCGATCCGGTTGTCGCCCGGGAGGAGCTTGAAACCCCCGACATCGGAGTCCCGCAGGATGCCGGAAGCGACGTTGCCCCGGAAGTCGCTGATCACCTTGTGCATTCCTGCTCGTAGATCGATCATGACTCGCTCGCCTGCCTGAGCGATCAGATCCATCCGGATCACATGGCCGGTGGTTTGGTTCTCAAGCCAGAGTAGCCGAGCCGGTCCGAGGACCTCCAAGACCGCGCCATTCGAAGCCCGGCCGCGGTTTGTAACGGTCTGGATGGCGGAAGCTAGGCTCGCGACTCCGCTGATCTCATGGCCGAGATAGATGTCATCATCCAGAAGCAGGATGCCGTGGACCTCGTTCGTCGGGCCGGGGAGCTCCAGATCCAGATGGGAGAAGCTGGTCCCATTCCAAGAGGCCGCAAACGTGGCGAATTCTGCACCCGTGACTTGATCGAAATCACCTCCAAAGACGACTCGATTCTTGTGGCTGACTTTGATATTGCGGACGACCCCCGAAACACCGCCGATGATGCCGTCTCCCTGTCGGCCGAGCGGCAGCCAGTCCTGCCGGGTGTAGACCGCGACGGCATCGGCATCCGAAACCCCGATGTGGGTGAAGAAGCCCCCGGCATAGAACTTCCCATCGGGCGAGAGATCCGATCTCCGCACGTCGTTGGAGGTCGCGCCGTCGTCCCCCGGCTCATCGAAAGTGTTGGCCGTGAAGTTGTAGGTCGCGACTCCCCGCAGATCGCCAGCGATCCCACCAGTCGCCCGGTCAAATAGACCGGTAATGAATGGGATCTCGCCATCCAAGTCGATCGTGATCCCCCGGACCCGGCCTCCACCAGCGGAGAGATTCAGGCCTGGGCCCGTGCCCATCGCCAGGAACGTATTGGTGTCCGGATTCCAGCGAGTGATTAAGTTGAGCGCGGTGCCACCGCCGAAGGTATTGGCGAATCCGCCGCCGAAGTAGACGTTCCCATCCTTGTCTACCGCGACCGCCAGCGCCAGGTCATCCAAGCCCGGACCGGATCCCATGCTGCTCCAGGTATCCGTCGTCGGGTTGTAGCGGGCGACGTTGTTCCGGGCTACGGCCGCGATGTTGTCAAAGTCGCCGGCGAGGAAGACCGTGCCATCCGGGCCGATGGCGACCTGATAGGCGACCCCATCGTCTAGCCCGCCTCCAGCCGATTCCCAGACCGAGCCATTCCAGCGCGCAATTCCGCGGGTACTGGCTACCCCGCCGACGGCCGTGAAGGCCCCGACCATGTAGATGTCACCGTTTGGATGGACTGCGAAGTCACGGACTTCCCCGTTGGCACCCGTACCTAACGCCTGCCACTCGCCGTCGATCCGGGCGATCAGGGCATTGGAGTTTGGGATCTGCTGATTGGCCGTCAGTTGCAGGACATCCTGGCTATCGGAAATCCAGTAGGGCCGGACCGCCAGCATCCGGACTCCGAAGGAGTTGTGATAGGGGAACCGTAAATCACCGTCGAACTCCAGCCCCGATTCGTAATGGGCGAAGACCTCCAGCGAATCTGGGCCATCCAAATAGCGGAGCAGGAACGGCTGCGCGCCGTGTGATCGATCGGGCTTGATCAGATTTTCCAGCCGCTCCCGAAGCAGATGCAGCTCCCGAAGCGAGGCCGGAGTACAGACCGCGCTCTGAGGGTCCTTACGCGCCCAGAAGACCATCTGCAAGACCCGATCCTGCGCCCGGAAGCTCTGGACCTCCGAGCCGTCCTGGGCGCCGAGGCGCTGGATATTGAGCAGCACCGGGGCCATCCCCAGCCCCGAGGCCTGCGTGACATAGACCCCGACATCCGCGAGTTCGATCTGGCGAGGTCTCCCAGCCGGCCGGAATCGATCGGATCTTGTGCTGGTCGATTCATGCTTGGTCCCGGTCCAGCGGAAGTACCGGTCGCCCGCGTGCCGCGGCAGATCATCCTCCAGATCCCCATCGCAGTAGCTGGAGACGTAGTGCTTGGCCTCGATCTGGAAGCCGTCTGCATAGAAGTTCACGTCCTGGATCGATCCAACGGTCTCCACATACAGCCGCAGATCTGCCGAGACCGCGCCCCCGGTCCGGCCCAGGACCTCCAGCCGGGTCCAATGCCGGTCATCGACCGTCACCCGCTCGCTGACGAATTCGATCCCGTTCGTCGCATCCCTAAGTCTAGCCCGGACGGTTCCGGTCCCCCGAGCGTAGAGGCTCCCGGCGTAAGGCTGGTTGGAGATCGCGGGATTGACGGAGAAGTAAACCCCTTCCAACAGCCCCGACCCGTTCGTGTTGACGAGTAGGCTCGCTAAACCCCACCGTGCTCGGGTGAGCGTTCGGCTGATTGAGGAGCCCGATGCCGTGTACCCGGTCGTATTGACGGTCAACCTGGGATTGGTGACCAGATTGGTCGTCGCGTCCGGCTCGTAGATTTCGAGCTTGGAGCTTCCCATCAGCCGCGGCGCTCGCCCATCAAGGCCATCAATCGGAAATCGGCGGCGATCGGTTCCACCGGGGCACTGGTGTTGATGGTCTGTCTGAATTCATTGTTGGTCGTGGATCCTCCTGCCGATGCCATCGCCATCGACGGAGCCGCAATCGGTAGCGCGGAAGCCAAGGAATTCAATACCGAAAGCAGACGATTGGAAACGATCTCTCCCGACGATCTTGGAATGAACAGCTCTTCACCGCGTTCTCCCACCCGAACTGGACGGCCGCGGCCTACCGGGCCACCGAATTGTTTAGCTCCCCCAAACCCTCCCACATTCGCCGCTGCACCGCTAGGAGGAGCTCCACCGAATGGAATGCCTCCTCCAAACAAAAGAGTTAATAGAGCCTGTGAATTCGGAGGAAGACTCTCAATCAGGGCACTATTGATGTCTCGGATCGCCGCCGCTAATTCCTCCGCAGATTGTTTAGGATCAGCCATCACTCTAGCAAGTGTCGCCATATCTTCAGCAAAGAGTCCTGATTGATCCCCAGTCGCGGTCATTCCGGCGTTTAGCAGATCTATTTTTTCAAGCAGTGCAACTCCGGCTTCATCAATTAGTCCTAATCCTTCAGGACCAGCAAGGGTCGTCAGAGCATCAAGCTCTTCATCAGTAAATCCATCTAGCCCAAACCGTTGAGTCGCTAGATTGAAGATGATCTCTTTCGTCTGCCGTTCCCAGGCCTTGGTAGTTTCGTCAAGTTGCCCACGGATCGCTTCCTCACGATCCGCATATTCGGCCTCTAGTTCCGCGAGCTTATCCTGCTGGCTGGTGGCGATGTCTTCGGTCGCGCTGCCTGCCTCGGCGATCTCCTGACTGAGACCGGAAATCTCCTTGCGTTGGTCAGCAATGTCGGCGGTCAGGCGATCCAACCGGGCTTGCGCCTGTAACCGGCTGGCTTCCGAGGTTTCTTCGTTCAACTCGCCTTCCCTAAGCCGGGCGATCTCCAGTTCGGTCTCCAGTTCTTTGAGCCGCTGGACGGCATCGGCGCGCTGGTCATTCAGATCCGCGATCCGATCCGCCGCCTCTTCGGCATCCTCAATCCCTTCGACTTCCAAGCTAGCGATAGCCTCTAACTTTTCGGCTTCGAGCGAAGCAATCTCGGAATTCAGATCCTCGAGCTGTTGTTTGAAGTCGCCGAACTGCGGCGTGATGTCGGTGGAAATCTGAAGCTGAATCCCGCTCAGTTTGCCTTGGAGGATCTCCTGCTTCTCTGCCAGTTCCTCGGCCTTGCGGGCAGCTTCCGCTAGAGCCGCGGCTATATCCTCGAAAGATCCGGCCGCTTCGGCGGCCGCTGCATCGGCATCGCTCATCGCGCCCGTTGCCCCGGCCTGACTATCCTCAAGCTGGGCCGCGGCCTGTGCGGCCTCGAATTCTTCCCGACTGAGAACCTCGATCTCTTTGGTGAGCAGTCGTCCTAGAACGCCTTGGTCTCGGATGACCTGATTGACGCGGTCTGCCTCGCGTCGATACTCATCGTAGTTATCCGAACCGACGAGTAGCTGCCGATGGAAATCGCTCAGTTCTTCTTTGAGTTTCTTGGATTGCTCTTTGGTATCTCGGATAAATGCCAAGAGCTTGACACCGGCCGTGATAACCGCGGCGATGGCAATGACTACGATCGCTAATGTTCCGGCGGTAAGGCCCACCGTAGTACCGACGGACACGAACGCAGCTTTGAGACGTGGTAGCGTCGCGGCCGCTAAGGATAACGCTCCGCCTAAAGCGATCGTGATGCTCGTCGCTCCGAAGAATGTAGAACTCAGGTCCTGTGTGACCTCATCCAGATCTTTCCATTTCACGAGGCTCGAAGTAACGAGAGCGACTGCCTCGGCATAAACCGGAAGCCAGGCTTCACCGAGGATCACCTGGCTATCCTCAATATGCCGAGGCAAACTCGTGACTGCCTTACCAACTTTCGTCATAGCCTCTTCATAAACTCCGGCGATGTTGACGCCTGCCGCCAGTACCGCCGTCGTCCGGGCCTGGACTCTCTCCAGCTCGGTCAGTTCAGCAGTCGTCTTTCCGAGCGAATTAGCTGTGGCTTGATATGCCCGCTCAAAACTGACCTGAAGGCCAAGGTTGCGGGCCATGAGGACATTGCCGGACGTGATGACATCGATCAAGCGCTCAAAGGCCTGCGTCGAATCGATGTCGGCGATGACCGCCGCGTTCTGGGCGAGACGAGCGAGATCCGTAGCATGGGCCAAATCAACATTCGAACCGATCATCTTGGCGATGGCCTGACGTGAACCCTGGACCGTGATACCGAGCTCCTGAACGCCTTCTTCCAGAGCCCTAATCTCAGATTCGGTCTTGCCTACATTTTTGCCAAGGCGCGCGGTAACTACTCCGAGGACTTCGACTCGGGCAGCGAGCCTTGTGGAACTGACAATCAGAGCAACGCCAGCGCCGCCAACCGCCGCCAACGCGAGACCGGTCTTGGTCAGATCCCCTTCGATGTCTTGCAGACCGCGGGAGGCCTTCTTTGTCGCGGGAGCGATGCCTTCAATGTTCCCGGTGACTTCCTTCAGCCGGCGATTGATCGCATCCGCGTCGCGATTGAAGGCTCCGATGCCTTCAATGACCGCCCGGACACCGATGTTCTCGAATGCCATTTACTTCTTCGGCCTCTTGGATCGGAAGTGGGTGTCTAGGGCCTCGGCCTCATGGAGACCGATATGCCGCTTGACCCGGAAATGAGCAACGGCCTCCGCCCGCTGCCAGGGCTGGAGGCCGTTCCACTGCTCTTGATTGTAGTTGGCCTCGATCATNGCGTCGTACTCCTCGAAGAACGGCACCNCNCCNGGNAGCTGGATGCCGTAGGTGATTCCGGTATCGACGCTGCTATTTGACCTGAGGCTCTCGATCCTCGTCCCGTGCCGTAATACTCCGAAAACGCTGGACAGCATCATCGACGTCTGCTTCTGAGACGCCGGTGAGCCGTCCGACCTCCCCCAGGAGCATGAGGATGTCGTGATCCGTGGGCGCGGCCACGGCCTTGACCCAGGCCAGATACCGGGCCCTCGGATTGTCGCGCATGGGCATACGCAGGACTTCCATCTCCTGAATCCAGATCGTGTCATCGGGTCCCGGCACGCTCTTCGGTTTCTCGGCGATTTCTGTGCCGCGGAGCAGCGCCACGTCGGTCGCCGCGTTGGCGGTCTCGACAATGTAGCGTTGTATGGATTCCTGGTATTCCGGATCGGCCGGGTTCTCTTCGTCTCGGCCTTTGTCCTTGTTGAGGACCACCGGGACCCGCGGCCGCTCAAAGGCGCGGGTCGCCTCGTAGATGAACTGCTTGGGCACCGGGCGCAGATTCAGAAC